AGATTGACCTTGTGCATTAATTTGATTCTGTAGACCTGCAGCACCTAGTTGACCAGAGTACTGTGCTTGAGCAGCAGAGGCAGGAGACTGAGCAGCACCTGATAAAGTAGATAACTGATTGAACATTTGGTTGTAGTAGCTACCAAAGTTAGATTGACCAAGAGACTGCAAAGCAGCAGCTTGTCCACCTGACTGCAACGTTCCTGTAGCAGCCCCTGCAGCTTGTGCTGTTCGTGTACCTTGCTGTAAAGTTTGTTGATAACCAGGAGAAGACAAAGCTGACGAAGGGTTACTCACCAGTGCATTTAACTGAGAAGCAGCTCCAGCACGATATGGTGAATAAGGGTCGTAAGTACTTAGACCTGCTGGTTGAGGTACGTTTGGTTGCTGTGAGCCTCCGCCAAAGAGTCCACCGATTGCATTACCGATTCCACTAACTACGCTACCCATGATTGTTCCTTAAATAAATTTACTATACAGTTTTTCCATGAATGTGTAACCTAAGTATTCAAGTAGTCTAGAATTGTCTAGGTGTACTTTAGTGCTACACATTATCCTATTAACATTAAGGCTCTTGAGATGTTGTTCAGCGAACTGAAACATCTTGATGCCTATCCTACCTTTTCTGTGTTCTTTACGAAGATAGTAAATATCCTCTAGTGCTGTTAAGCAAGACTTAACATGTAAGGGAGCACAGACTATAAACATCATGTACCCAATTAACTCTTGCTCTTTACGACATGTTATAAGATGTAACATGCCTGCTTTTTCTAGACCGTAGTAGCTTTCCCAGTTAGGTTCTAGTTCGTAACCACCTTTAAAGCCTTCTTCTAGTTCTGCATAATGTTCAGGATAGATTTTAATTAAATCATTCAGTGCCTCTGAATAATTCTCTACCTGAAATGTTATCATAACTAGTTCCTATATTGCATCTGTTGTGGTCCGTCTTGTTCTAATTCACCAATACTGAAATCTACTTCGGCAGCTAACAATCTTAAAGGAGTATTATCTGTACAGAGGAACTCCCATGCTCTACGACGTGCTTGTCCTGTTTGATAAATCTGAGGACGTTGTGCAGCTAAGTTAACTGTGCGATAAGGAGACCAAGACTTATAGTCATCATCTGTATGACGAATATTCATAATGGCTGGTTGCTTATCACCAACAATCTCAACACGTTGATAGAACTTACGTTTAGTAGTACCGCTATCTAATAAATCAGTTACTGAGCGATAGTAAATAGGAGCACCAGCATCATTGTATACATGGTCTGAAACAGTATATAGTTTACCGTTATCATCATCTAATACGTAGTAGATACTGCCATTACCTGCATAGAAGCTAGGACGGAAGTATTGTTCAGCATAGACGTTAAGCACTCCTGAATCAACACCACCCTTGGCCCACATAGTCCACTGAGTCCAAACCTTTTCATTAGCATCGTATACTATTGTAACATTTAAATCAGCTAATGTCAAGATATAAAAGGTATGTCCATTAATCCGTAATGGATAAGCTTTGACATCGGTTAAGGTACTATTCTGGATAATGCGGTCAATGAAAGGAGTAGAAATCTTAGAAGGAGACGTACCAGAGATAGTATAGACTGAAGGGCCTAAGTCCTGAGATGTCCCTACAAAGAAGACTACGTTCTCAATACTGACAATGGAATTACCATTAGCACAGCCTAATTCAATCTTGTATGACGAGGCAACCGATAAAGGAGAGCCTGGGTAGTTACCAGCGTCATAGAAGAATTCTACGGAATATTGACCAAAGCTAAGAATGTAGTTTAAATGCTTACAAAGCCCTACTTGATTATCAGGGTCTGACTCAGCAGTGATGTAATTTAAAGCATTCCATGATGTGGGGTCGTTAGGGTCGGAGGTAAAGATTTCTCCGTTTGTGCCACCGATAACAGTATAAGTATCCAAGTAAGGCGTACCAGCAACTAACTGTCCTGTAGGAAACCCATTTAAAGAAGCTAAAGCAGCAGCTCCAGAGCCTGTGTTATCTGTAAAGGTAAGTACAATAGTATCTGTAGAAGTATAGCCTGAGCCACCATTAGTAATAGTTACGCCAGTAACAACACCACCCTGCCAAGTAGCTGTGGCTGTTGTGCCTGTACCACCACCGCCTGTAAAGCTAATAATAGGAGCAGCATTGTAGCCACTACCTTCATTAGACATGGTAATGGAGTTTACTACGCCATTACTAATTGTTGCCACAGCAGTAGCTACAGTACCTGAGTAAGCAATAGTAGCCGTACCGTCTGTAGCTGTGCCACTAGTAAAGGTAGGAGCTGTAGCACCTGTTACGCCTGATACAGTATAGGTATAAAGATTGCTACCATAATAGACTTGTTGTCCTACCGTAACAGTAGCACCTGTGGTCCAAAGAGTACCAATAACTACTGTAGGAGTTGATGTATAACCACTACCGCCTATGTTGATGGCAATACTAGTTACGGAGCTTCCTGTAGTAACTACTGTGCCTGTCGCTGTTGTACCGCCTCCTGCAGGGGCTGAGAAAGTTACTGAAGGGTTTGTATAGGCTTGACCGCCTGTCTCAACCACTACAGAAACAACATTATCATCCTTTAATTGGATAAAAGCACCTGTAGCAGGATTATAAGTATAACCATGTACTTGATTTTGAACAAACAAGTAGGTATTGTTTAATGTCTGGTTAAAATAACATTGCTGTACTTTACCTCCTATTGTGCCAGTCATTGTTCCTATTGTAGTTACTACATAGGTAGTAGGGTCAATCTTGTAGAGGACATTGTTAATGGCTGCAAACAAGAAACCATTAAAGTATGATAGCCCCTGTCCTTGCGCTACAGGTAGTGTAGGCGTAGTTACCACTTCTGTTAAGCCAGGACGCTTAACAAACTCACGCTTGCCATTAGTCATCTCAAAGTAGCCATTGACACACTTAGAGTCAGTATTTAAGAAACCATCTCTGGTCTCGATAGGCTGAGATAAAGGTACTCTAATAATAGGCATATTAGTTTGGTTGTCCAAAGGTCACGTTAGACATGCGAAGGTCAGCTTGGAAGAATGTAGAAGTAGATTCAACATCCCAGTCGGTAAGCTGGTCTTGATACATCTTAGCTCTTTGTGCAATCTCTTGACGATGGTTCACAGGCAAAGAGTACTCGATAGCAAGCTGGTCTGCTAAGTTCCATACTAGAGTATTCATCCATTCATTAGGGAAGTTAGGAATAGAAGAACCATAATTGATGTCTTCGATAGGCTGTTGAGCCATGACATGCAGTTCATACTGGTATGCAGCATTGTAGTTAGGAGTCAAGTAAGCGTATAGATTACCTGAGTTCTGACGAATCTGATAATAAATAGAGTTAGCAACACCAGTACTAAACTTAGAGCCTAAAGTGTTGTATTCTTGTTGACTCAGAATCTGCAGAGGAATATCAATAGGAGGGCTTACAGTAATCTGACGTAACCATCCTTGGATAATCTTTAAAGGCTTAGGAGTATCCAAGTCAGTAGTAGGGTTCTGTGATACAGGCCCTAAGACGTATTCAGTTTGTCCATTAACTAAAGGGACGACCAGTTCATTTACTGTCCAAAGTTTTAAGCCTTCTGTAGCCATCTGCTTAACAAAAAGGTTTAAAGCTAAAGACGCATTAGCCACAGTCTCTGAATCAGGAACAGAGCCTAGTTCCAAGACACCTAGCTTGCGTAAAGCTAAGCTGATAATCTGGTCACGGTTTACAGTAAACACACTTGACATATTTAGCTTCCAAATAAAAGACGGATGGCTTTATCTAAGCCGATTGATTGAGCGACCACTACAGCCAGAGCACCGATAGCAATGTACTTAATCTGTGATAAGTTTTTTTCTATAGAGTGCATAGTTTGTTTTAAGTCTACGGTAGTTTCTCGAAGTTCTTTAATGTCTTCAGCGTGGTTAACTTGATTGACTTCGAGGCGTACTACTCTGGTTTCTAGTTGGTCTGGCATGGTTATTATTTATTTTCTAATGTAAATGGAAACATTTTTAATTGTTCGGTATAGAGCAATTGGGTCATTATGCAAGCCAAGGCAACGGTGGTGTAATGATTGGTGGGTTGGCTAAAATAATAATTTGATTATCCAAGTTAGTCTGAATAGACGCAACTTGTTCAGCACCCATCGCTTCTTGAACCCAAGCTACTATTTGATTTTTAGTTAACTTGTCGTATGGCGTAAATAAAGATTTTGAAATGTAAGTTAATGATTGTGTTCCATAAACTGTAGAATTATAAGTTCCATCGGTTCCATTGACACGCCAATGAACATTAGAAACGACATTTGATTGCCCCTCAGCAGAAGGGATGCAGTCTAAAGAATCTATTACCCACGTATAAATATTTGTCATTTTTATTCCTTAAATTATGCTGGAGCTACTGTTGTAATTGTTCCTGAACCACCCCTAAACTTTAAAACACCTGCTTCTACATACAAAATACCGCCAGTAGAAAAAGTTGAAGTAGGAGGTGTAGATGGTGGCAACACAAGAACGCCAGCACCACCAAAAGAAGAATTTGAGTTTAATAACAAGTTACCAGTAAAAGCACCTACATTATTAATAAACTGAGTTCCTAAACCTGTATTACCAACAACGCTAGGTGTTCCTAAGACTTTAATAGCTGGTG